GACGGCAATGATACCAGCGCTTACGCCGCCACGGTTGCCGCCCGCGTTGGTATCGGCGTACAGCAGCGCTTTAACGCCCTCACACCCGACCAGCTCACCGCCCTTATGCACGCCATTATCCGTGTCGAAAACGGCCAAGACCCTTATGGAACGCTCGTGGATCGTGTGGCTCATGAAGCCGTGCGACCGTCCCCCACGATGACCTAACCTCATCCCCACTAAACACCGCCCTCTGAGGCGGTTTTTTTATGTCTGGAGACTTTATGGACATCACCGCCTTTCTCGACCTCTTACCCAGCAATATCGGTCTGATCGTCGCGTGTGTGATCATCGTCTGCAAGCTCATCACCGTCACGGTACGCCCGCCTGCCAACGGATCACGCTGGGGGCTGCTCTATCGTGCCATCAGCACCGTCGCGCTCAATATCGGCTGGGCGACCAATCGCTTCCAAGCCGGACGCCCCACCGACACACGCCCCCGGCCATGACCACGCCAGAGCGTCATTGCCGCGATGGGCCAGCCATCATGCATCACTCAACGCACTCACAATAAACATTAAGGAATAATCACCATGACGACCGCTTCTGACGTCATCACCTCTCTAGAACATCTCATCACGGGCGCTCTGGGCTCCAGCGAAAGTGCGGCCACTAAAACCCGCATTCATGCCGTTGCCTCTGTCCTAGGTTCTCTTGGAGACGACCTTGCCCCGATGCTGGAAAGCAAGTTCAATATTACCGAGCTTTTTGATGCCATCCAGCGCGTCGAAAACGGCGCAACAGAGCTGGAAGAAGGCTCTCGCACTCTCTTAGCCGTGCTGGAGCACAAAAACAGCCCTGCACCACAGACAGGCGACGTAAACAGCGCCATCTGATGCAAATAAGGGAGGGCACCGGCTCTCCCTTACAATCCACAAAAAAAGAAATGGGAACTTCTTTAACATCTTCTCCACCCTAAAGGACGGAGATTTCCACTGAAGGAAGTTTGCGCTTCATCACCGTCCCAATGGAAGGCTCCACGCCCGGAGTGTTCCCCCGGTTTAGAGAAAAAATTCTAGACCAAAGGCGCTTGGTTATCGCGCCCCTTTAAGGTCGAATCCGATTACAATAGGAATGCTAAAAAATGTCAATACGCGCTTTCCTCCCTACCCTCAAGGACAGGGTTTCCAGCGAGGTCATACGATGATCCCTTACCTTATTGCAGGCGTTTGCGTTCTTATCACCGCCGCTCTTACCACATGGCTTATTTTTGCCTACCGAGCAGGCCGCAACAGCGCCCGTGTTTGCTCCGAACGCCAAGACGCAAGCGACGCCACACAATCAGCAGAAGCCGCGCAACGGATGCTGGAGGCTCGCACGAACGGCATACGCTCCGGCAATGAGCTTACAGACGAGCTGGATAAGGGAACGTTTTGATGAAACGTATCTTTTGTGCGATGGCTTTATGCACGTTAGTAAGCTGCGCCCCTGCCCGCTACAAATCGCTCTGCCCCCCGTTGGTGCATTACACAGCGCAGGAAGAGAAGCAGGCAGCGGACGAACTACGCGCTCATCCCGACCTGCACGAACTGCCCGCTATGATGCGCGATTATGGGAATGAGCGGAGGGAGATGCGATTAAACTAATTTAGTGCTCTTCTTTTTCCCGAGCAATTTGCTCTTCAATCTTTTCAAGCTTCTTGTAAAGACGCTCACGTTCTTTCGTTAAAGCTTTCAGGCGATCTTTCCCTTTCTTTGCTGATGAATAATTACGTTTTTTAGGACGTAAATGTTTTTGTTTAAAGGCAACAAGCGTGCGGCGGCTAACGTCTGGGGTAATGATGCCTTCTTCTTTGGCTAGCTCTAATTGCTTATCGGTATAGGTTGAAAGCTGGTACGCCGTGGAAAAAGAGGTTGGGCAAATCTCGCGAGGAATACGGCCGCTATCGATGTCTCTAGCAACGTTACGATACATACACGCTGTATGACGACTCATGCCGAACAATTCTTGTGTATATTTCAGAAGATGTTTCCACTCTTCTTGAGAGAATTCATCTTCCGTATTGCAGAAAGCGCGGCCAATCTGAAGAACGATATGAAGCTGCTTTTTTTGCTCACTTTTAAGAACATTTACAAGCGTGCTGATCGCTTGAACTTTTTCCTGATTGTCTAAGAGCTCCATCCCTTCAAATTTTTCTTTGAATGTCTCAAAAAACCTCTCATCAATAACCGTACTTTGTGCCAGGCTTGTTGATTGACGATCTGAAAGTGTGGCGGCCTGGCCAATCTTCTGAGACCGAGACAGGGAGGGAGAAGCAAATTTCGACATGGAGAACCTTCTTGTGAGAGACTTTGTTAAACCGGTTTAACAACGCTATTTTTTGTGAGATTTTAGCCACTTGCAGACAAAATCATAGACCTGCTGAAAGTCAGATGCTGACGAGCATTTTGGTTTATCAGAAGCGGTTAAGCCGTCTATGGTATGTTGATGGGCATCAGCAAGGCTACGGATTTCAATTGGGCATAATGTCCCTATCTTATTCATCTCCGCACGGGCTTCTTTAAAAAACTTTTCCCGTGGATTAGCATGGTTCATGACCAGCGCGTTAGGAATGTTCTGGCTATCAAGTTCAGCGACCCAGGGCCCTACTGAATCAATATCAGCGATTTTCATGGCGGATGGAACAAGCACAAGATCAGACTTTTGGCACAGCGAGGACACGCTCATGATTTCTGAATCCATGCCAGGCGGCACATCAAAAATGGCCACGTCATAATGAGCAGCATGTGCCAGAACATTTCGCCAGTCCGTTAGGGATGCTTCAGCACAATCAAACTGAGATGCAGACGCATTTTCTTGCCGCCGTGCGTGCCATTTCAACAAGGTTTGTTGAGGGTCAAAGTCCACCCCCAGCACATTCTTGCCAGCACGTTCAAACAAAACCAGAAGATTTTCCACCAGCGTTGTCTTTCCTGTTCCGCCCTTTGGAGAGCAGACGGTGATATGAAGTGTCATATGTCCTAGCCTTTACGTTGAGGGGGTGGGTTTTTCTGAAAAAAATAATGATATTCTCTTAGCCATTCAGCAACGTCGTCTGGTATTTTTGAGACCCCTTTCCGCCATTGTCTGACATTGCCTTCTGAACGATTAACATGGCGTGCAAGAGCACTATTACTCAGCCCTATTTCGGTAAGGATCGTTTCAAGCTCATGTGGCGTCATCGTGATGTTGTATTTCCTTGCTATAATCGTGAGGGGGTGGGGTTTGTTCTGCATGGCTAGCAAGCGCTTCAAGCCATGTTGCAACAGGGTCTGGGATCGTATTTTTCCCGCTGGCCCAACTACTTGGGCGTCTCGATGAAATATGCAGAATATAGGCGAGTTTTCTCTGGCTCCAGCAAAGAAGACTTAGGCACTCTTTAAAGCGTTCTGGAGTCATTGCCCCTCCCATCTTTGGAAGGCAAAAAAACCGCCCAGAAAGCTTAAAATAGCTACGACAGTATAAAGAATATAAAGATATTTTTTATGCTGATAAAGCCATACAAAACCGTTTAATAATACATCCATGATGGTGCTCCCTTGTCTTAAAAAGATGACTCATTGCTTGGGAAAGGAACAGTGCGAGCATAAGATGCTCTTTCATTAAGCCAGTGGCTTATCTCAGGGGGAATATCTTCAGAGCCATCCCCCCAAGATAAAACAATGTTTTGGTCGATATTAAGAATGCGCGCTAAGTGCCTCTGGCTCCAATGAAGGGTGCTCAAACATTCTAAAAAATAGTCTACAGTCATAGAAGGGCTAGCGGGGTTTTCCCCCGCTCTCCTTTAAGAAAGATGTTTGTGAAGCCACGCGATAAAAGCACCAAGTGTCGATAATATACTCATCAGTGCTGCGATGGTCTGAATAATCTCAAAAGCAATTCTTACTTTTTTCATAAGATTTCACGTCCTTTTCTGTGTCGAGCCGAAGTGCGTCGACATCTTCTTTATACGATAATTTCGTATATTAGGCAAGGGTAAATGTGCTAAAATGTTTTTATCTTGCGTATTTTTCTAAGATAAAAAGAATGTGGAACGGTTTAAGAAAGGAAAAAGCGTGAAAAAATCTCTTATGGGTCTTGCATGTGTTTTGCTAAGCGGTATCGGAAGCGCAGAAGCAACCAATATTGGCTCTTGGTCATGCACAGATAACGGCATGCCAATTTGTTCTTACACTCAAGGTGACACTCTATTCCAACTGATCCCCACAATCGAGGGAGAAGAGATTCAAGTCGGAGTAATCGCCATGGGTCAATGCCATAAAGACGCTACTCTGAACTTTTCTAACGGCTTGCAGCTTCACGCTGGTGACGTCACTGATTTTGGGCCCGCAAAATGTGATTATACATTTAACGTCAAAGACCACTCAATGGATGTGATGAGCAAAGCCTTTTTAACAAGCACAAAAATGACGTTTCACGCTGGAGCTAAAACGTTCATAGCCCCTATTTCAGAAAATGACGATCTCGTGCATGTGTTGCAATATTGGAAACGACAGAAAGAACAGTGAATGAATAAGAGTATGTTTTTATCGTCCGAAGTCCGTGAGGTCTTGCTTTATACGATCGCAGGGGGCGGGGTTGGTGCGCTTTTTTTCTTTCTGCTGATCCATTTTTCTCACTAAAAATAGACAGCGGCCATGAAGGAAATATGCTAACCTTATCAGTGGAAACCTGAGAAGGTTTCTTTTGTGGTGGAGGCCCCTACGATTGTAGGGGCCTCTTTTTTGTTCTGCGCGTTTTTAGGGTATCCCCTAACCGAACAGTTCTCACGGTCTGATTTTTCGCAATTTTCCGACCTGTTCTGGATTGTGCGGAAAAAGAAATCATGCTGTTCTGTTTTCCTCTAAAGGGTAAACAGAACAGGTGGTGGGCATGTTATTCGGTTATGCGCGGGTATCGACAGAAGAACAGAACATCGCCTTACAGGTTGAACGATTACGAGAGTTTGGGTGCGAAATTGTAAGAGAAGAGAAAATATCGGGCACGAGCAGACAAAAACGCGTTCAGCTTGATTTACTGCTGGAATTCATTCGAACCGATGATGCTCTGGTCGTTACAAGAATTGACCGTTTAGCCCGCAGTATTTCTGATCTTACTGACATCATCAAAATCCTAAACGATAAGGGGGCTTTTCTACGCGTAACAGAGCAGCCCCTTGATACCGCAACGCCTCAAGGGCGGCTGATGCTTAATATGCTGGGTATCATGGCTGAGTTTGAAAATGATCTCCGTAAAGAACGTCAGCTAGAAGGCATAGAAGCCGCTAAAAAGGCTGGAAAGTTTAAAGGTCGTAAAGCCAATAAAGAGCGTGAAGCCCGTGTTCTTGCACTCAAGATAGACGGGCTCTCTCTTGGACAGATTGCCAAAGAAGTTGGCATGTCACGCTCTGGGGTTAATTATATTCTCCAGAAGCAGGGGCGATTATTGTAAAGAAATAGCCTTTTCTTTTACATTCCTAAAGCATCTCTTTCTTCTTTTTTGTGATCTATTCCATTTTCAAAATGAATATTTTTAGCAACATCTATTTCTTTTATCATTTCACCGCAATATATTTCCTTAAGATATGATACGGATATTTCGACAATGAAGTTATAAATATCATTTAGAAAAATAGCTTCTATTTCTAAATAACTACTATATTTTCCTATACGTGATATTCTATCTCTTGAGATTATTATTCTTTCTCTTCCTATTACAGAGGCGTGTGGTATGTTTTCCATATTTACTTCTATAAAAAACATTTCTGTACGAAACGGTCTGGGGAACCTTGAAAGGTCGTTTAGAATGTCACTGCTAATTTTTCCGATATAAGAGTTGTCTTTAGACGAAAAAACACATAACGAGTGCATATTGTCTCCTGTTTTTAATAGTCTTCACAATTGAAGAACACGTAGGAAAGATACCTCCCCTAAAAACGAGTCTCTACTGCGTTATCTGACAACTCACATGCAGAGCTTAACCTTTGGAAAGCCCGTAAAGCGTGCGATCCATTGCGAGATCACCTTCAAGGTGTCGGTTGACCATAGCGCGTAAATAGCCGCCGGATGATTTGATTTTTCCGGTTGTTTGACGTGCTGCGATGATCGCAATGGCTACGGCATTTTCATACGACCCTAGAACATTGTTTCCCTGGTTCCAGGCATGGCGCGAAATCCCTAATTTATCCGATGCCATAAGAGCTGCTGCGATTATTTCTTGCTGGCTTGGTCGTGATGATGAGCAGAACTCTCGAAATTGTGGAGCGATATGGAGGAGGAAGTTGGGTGTCGCCTTAAATCCTCTGAGTGGGGATTGGGGATGAGGAGGCACATCAACGCTGCTACTTCTTATTTCAATGGGTTCGGCAGCTTTGCTGACGTCCTTTTCTACATTTATGTGAGTCTTTAGGTTTGTAGTAGTATAATGGGGTCTCTCAGGTGACCCCATGGGGTCACTTTCCACAACCATAAGAGACGATAGGCGATTTTCTAGGGCCTCCACGAGAGCGGATAGCTTTTCCACAAGAGCGTTCAGTAAGGCCTGATCGCTTCGTAAGCCACGCTCTTGGGTCAATGCATATGCTTGCGTGCCGTATTGAGCAGCCTCGTCGTCCCCTAAGCCCATGTCGCGACCTGCATCGATAAGCGCGTAGATACGGCGTGCTTGGGTCATGATGGCATGATGGAGGCGCTTGGTCTCGCGCTTGCGCTCAATAGCCGCTTGTGCCGCTTGTCTAAGCTCATCATAGCGCCGTGAGAGTGGTGATAGATCAAAACCATAGGCGTACACCGTTTGACCAGTTTTCGGATTACGCCGCCGGTAGCGTTTGCCGTTGGGGCTGTCTCTATAAATGATCCATCCCTCTTCAGCTAGGACACGGAGTAATGTTTTCACACGCGTGCGCCCAATGTCGAATTCTAGCTGAATGTCATCATTATGAGCGGTGCAAATGGGGATTCCCTCTTCGCTCCAATCCTTATGATCTGTCCAGCTAGACAGGTAGCAGAGGAGCTCCACTTGCTGGCGTGTCAGGCCAAGCTCATGACGACCGCGTCGTAAGCACGTCAGGATGTCCGACCGACTCACATCTTGCATCGGATACATCTCGACCCGAATTTGGGCCTCGAACATCGCTTTAGTAACGCGTCTTTGCGCCCGATTATATAAATCTATCTCAGGTTTCATGGGTCTTCTTGCACTAAAAATGGCGGGGAACCGCCACTCTTCAAACCTAGGCCTTAGGGTGCAAAAATCCTGTGGCAAGAAAGACTTGCATTTTTCATCAGGATGTCCGAGAAAGAAACCAACCACAGTTTTTTGTTTCTCGGACGGGTTTGGCGACCTTTCCTGATGATCCTAGAATTTTTGCACTAGCCTCGCTTGAAAAAGCGGGGTTTTTGCATATCTGGGGGATTGTTCTCTAACTCATAACTCTCCAGACTCGGTAATGCGTGACATAATCCTGCTAGTTGTAGGGGGGTACAGTCTCTTTTGGCAACAGGGAGAGCTTTCTCCATCTTGGAGATTGTCTTTCCCATCCTTTCCGCCCTCCCTTCGCCTTTATGAAGAAACGATTGTTTGGAACTTCTTATCTCATAAGAGATAGAAGATTATGTAATTAAATTACACTTATGTGGCAACACATAAGTTTCAAAAGTTTAATTTCATCCCTTCTTTTTATCAAGAGACTGCGAAAGAGCGTGCATGGCATCTAGCAAAACCTTCTGGTTTTGTGGTGTTGTTTTCCTCATAATCTCTAGTAATTCTTTTTCATATTTTGTCTGAGCTTTAATCTTTTCCTTGGGATCATCTCCCGTTAGCAAGTAAGAGGACGTCACTTCCAGCTCCTTTATCAATAAGCCGAAAGGTTTTTGCCGGGGGTATGCCCTTCCGGCTTCATATTGTGAAATAGAATTGCCCGACAATCCTATTCTCTTTCCTAATTCATCTTGGGTTAACCCCTTCGCTATTCTGGAAGTTCTCAATCTCTTTCCAAAAGAGAGATTGCTCATAGCGTTGTTTTTCCGGGCATCAGTTATGTCTTTCATGAGGTAATTAAAGGGAAAACTTTCAAACGTTTAAAATGTTTATTTTGCACATTTTTCGTTGCTTAGAAATTGTAATTAAATTACAGATCATTTTATGAAAAATGTTTCTCTTGTTGATATTTTTTCAAAGCGCGGATCAATGATGGAGATTGCACGACTGTGTGGTGTAACGCCTCAAGCGGTCGGGCGGTGGAAGCGAGTCCCGCGTTGGCATGTCAAAAAGATAGGGGATGCATTGAACATCCCCTACGAAGCTATTCGTCCTGACCTTTTTGGGACTTCCTCACCTCCCAAAAGGGGGAAGGAATGTCCCTAAGCCTTTGCCTTCCGCTTGCGCCGTGTTTCCAAGAACGCCAGCAAATCCTCAATAATCTCGCCTGTTTCGGGGTCATGGGCGCTCGTAATCCGTTCTGTGCGGATCGTGCGTTCATTGTTGGTTTTAATATTCGTTCCCGAAACCGAATCAAGCGTCATATTTTCCGGGCCGTAGGGGTAAGCGATGATGCACTCCATAGCCTTCAAGATCAGGGTAATTTCTTTCCCGGCACTTCCTTTCTGCGTGAAAGAAATGGCGAGTGGCGTATCTTTCAGTGCAATCCTTTTGTGTTTTGGGTCAGGGTTATTCGCTCGTGCGTATGGGTCATAATGTCGAAAATTATCGCCCAGAAGATACAGTCCAAGATTGTCTATTGTCTTCCCCGTTCCCAAATCGGTTGCCGTCAGAATGTCGGTATAGTCAACACTCTTCCATTCTTTCGTCTCCTCAATAAACGCTTCAATCATCATGATACAGAGCGTTTTTCCCTCCATAAAATACGTCAAATTTATGGGGTTAATGATGCTTTCTTTCGCGTTTTTACGGTCTCTTTTCCATGCAGACGTAATGCGAAGACGGCAGTGCTTTGTTTCTGGGTGAAACAATTTGCTTGTCACATTATCTGGAGTTTCGCTCGGTGGGGGAATGCGCAATCCGTCCTGAAAGTCCAAACTGATGTACGTATTTTGATGTGTGCCGTCAGTCGTCTCTTCGGGCGGGGCTTCCGCGAGCTTTTGCGTGTGCGTCTGGGGCTCTGGGCCTGTTGGGGCTGGCCCCTCTTGCCGGGGCAAGTCCGTATGGGCGACCAGAAAGGCCGTAATGTCGAACACAGGCGTGCCGTCTGGCAGGGTCGCGCGGGCGATGCGTCGGGGGCTAAAGCTTCTGTCTTCCCTTCTCAGCTCGCAATAAGCCTCAATCAAGAATGGGGTGATCGTGCGGCCGTCCTGAGCGTAGTTCAGCTCTTGGCACCGAATGGTGCGCTTGGTGGCCTGCCCTTCAGCATCAGTATAAAAAATCGTCAGACGACTACCATCCATAGGCGTTCGCGCGTCTTCTCTGTGGCGGGGCAGAAGTGGGCGTGTGTCGCCTTCTGGTGCGGGGCCTGTGCGTTCCCCTCCGTAGAGGCGCCATTGCGTCAGCGCATAATGCCCAAGGCCATAGACGCCGCATATGCCTGCCATGATGGCTGCTGCGGCGATCGCGCTGGGGATAACCGGTGCATCGTTATCATAGGACAGACACGCGGTCATGAAGGCTGTCCCAACAGCAAAAACAAGACACAAAAAAACAGATGGTATCAGGCTTGGTTTCTTGTGTGGAAGAAACGGTGTGCGCTCTTTCTCTTGATCATCCCCCGCGCTGGACGACCGGCCAAGCAGCTTCACGGCGCCCATACCAAGGGCAACTCCTATGCCAGAAATGATGACCGTATGGATGAACGAATGATGGAAAACTTTCCCGAAAATATAGACGGAAAAAGCGACATAACCCAGCCACGTCACAAAAGAGCGCATGTCTTCTCCTCACCCTCAAAGTTTTCTCAGGAACTTATGACATGAGCCAGATAAAGCGCCAATTACGCTCTCAGAAGAAGCCTGTGATCTTCGCTCATCCTCAACAGCATAAAAACCGGTGCCTTTTGGCCCATCAATGCCGCATGTCCGCAAGTGGCTGCACCTTTGTGCGCGGTGGGGTGATGAAAATGCCGGGGTATGACGACGGCCCGCGTCGCTCACGGAAAGGAGCATCATCATGACAGATTTTTCGTTCCAGAGGGAAACTCTGCCTGACCTCACGCCCTGGCAGGGGATGCTGTCTCGTAAAGAAGTCCTTGAGTTTTCCCGCGCTCTGTATCCTGGAGATGTCGGGCCTGAAGATGTTCTTGAGGCTGCCTGCCTTATTGACGCGTGGCAACGGGGGAACGTGGCTTTTAGCATTGAAAAGGCCCGTGATGAAAACGTGCCAGAAGGGGAAGAAACGCCGGGTTATTGTAGCTTAAGCGACCTGCGTGTCTTGGTGTCGATCAAAGACGACGCCCCTCTACCTGAGTGCCCAGGAGGGCATGAGGGGAAGCAGGAACTTCTGGACAATTCTGTTGCAGAAAAAGACGGTGAGATTGCGATCCTCAAGGGAACGGTTTCTGACCTTAAGTGGCGGCTTTACGTAAAACATGACAAGGCACTTTCGCTTGAAGGGCAGCTCCATCAAGAAAAAACCGCGTTGGCCGAGGCTCAACAGGCCCTCAAAAAACGGACAATCCTCGCGGTCTGTTTCGCTGGGGTAGCGGCCATAGAAGCGGCGTCTTGCCTCGTTTGGGCGTACCTATGAGTGAGCCTTCACAAAACGACATCTTAGAATGCGTATGTAAAGCAGAGCCGCGATGGAATGACGTCGAATGTCATCAGTATGACCGTATTCTTGTCCTTTTTTCGGTCATCAGCAGTCTTATTCTTTTCGCGCTTATGATGTGTCTTCTTCTGGCTGGAGGGGATTCATGCCCAGCACTCTAAGCGCATCAGAAGTCGCGTCTGGCCTTGGCGCGCGGGCTTTTGAGCTTGTGCGCGAAATTCTGCCCGCTGGGAAGAAAAATGGGTCTGAATGGTGCTGTGGTTCCGTCGCGGGGGAGCCGGGGAAGAGCCTCTCTATCCATCTAACAGGTGCTAAAGCTGGGGTTTGGGCGGATTTTGCTGCAGGCGAAAGCGGAGATGCGCTTGATCTTGTGGCCGCCGTTCTTTTTTCAGGCGATCGTAAGCAAGCCTATCGTTGGGGGCTGTCCTGGCTGGGGCACGGTCGCTCTGCACCAACAGGACAGCATCAGGCCCCGCCGCCCGCTCAACCGAGTGAGGACGAAAAACGCCTTTTGGCCAAGCGTATAGAGCAGGCGCGTGTTCGGTTTCGGTCTGCCCTTCCTTTGCAGAGCCATGATCCTGTTCTGTCTTATTTGGCCGGTCGGAAGATTGTCCTACCTGCTGGGATTATGCCGGCTTCATTGCGCTTTCATCCAGAGCTTTATTGCCATGAAAAAGGGCGTGGCCTGCCTGCTATGGTGGCCGCTTTTACCACAAAAGAGGGGCGGGTGGCTGCTATCCATCAGACATGGCTTGAGCAGACCACTCAAGGATGGGTGAAGGCCTCTCTGGATCGGCCAAAGAAGATGCTGGGCCCCATGGCTGGCCATATGATCCCGCTTTGGAAAGGTAATAGTGGGAAGAGACTGGCAGAATGCCGTCCAGAGGAAGAAGTTATCATTGGGGAAGGCATTGAGACCTGTCTTTCCATCGTCTGCTCATGCCCTCAATGGCGCGTTATCTGCGCGGGGTCGCTTGGGAATATGGCAAAGATCGCCCTTCCTGACAGTGTAAAGCGCGTTCTGCTCTTGCGTGACAATGACAATAACTATGCCTCCATCGCGGCGTTTAAGCGGGCGGAAAAAGCGTGGCTGGAACGGGGGGTTCGTGTGCGCATTGCCTGTGCGCCGCAAGGAAAAGACTTCAACGATACATTGAGAGGGGCCGATGGGGCGTGAGGCAATCCGGCAAAGCTTGGCCAATGCTCAGGAAGTCCAAGGACAGCACACATCAGAAGCGGGGCCGTGCCCCGTTGTGCCGCTTGGTCACTTGGACGGGAAATTCTACATTCTCGATGCGGTTGGTCAGCTCCGCGCTTTGTCAGCCCGGCAAATGGGCACCCGTGATGAGCTTATGGCGTTGTTCCTTGACGAAGGGATGTGGCTCACTGCTGCTTTCCCCTGCAAGCGACAGCAGAAGACAACGGAAGCGGATGGTTCCGAAAGCACGCGCTGGGAGGTTGTCGATTTCGTCAAGAACAAGGCGTCTGCTTGGCTGATGGCAGAGTGCCGCGCCGCTGGACTGTTTGGCGATCATATTCTGATCCGAAAGCCGGGGGTTTGGCCAAGCCAAGAAGGGGCCCCGGTCGTTCATTGTGGTGATCGTGTCTTAGGGTTAGCAAAGCGCCCCAAACCCGCAGGAACACGCCACGGCAACCAGATTTGGGCAGCCGCACCGCCCGCGCCACGGCCGGGTGACCCATGCAGCGCAGCAGTGGGGGAAGAGTTAGAGGCCAAAATTGGCCGCTTATGGAACTTCAGACGTGCTGGCGGGCAGGTCGTGCTGGTCGGACTTTTGGGCTGCGCCTATTTTGGCGCATCCATCCCGTGGCGGCCAGCCGGGTTTATCATCGGGGCGGCTGGCTCTGGAAAGTCCAGCATTATGGCGGTGTTAAGCGCGGCCTGCCCAATGCATTTCTACACAAACGACACGACAAAAGCCGGCCTTGAGCAGTCGCTGGATGGCCGCGCTATGCCCACCTATGTCGATGAAGCCGCCGATCGGGAAGATCAACGTGGGGCCCGTGCCCTGCTTGATCTGGTGTTATCGGCAGCTGGTGGCGAGGGGACAAAGGGAAGTCGTGGCGGGAAGGAAGGGAAAGCGCGTCAGATTGAGGTGGCGGGCAGTATCCTGATGGCATCCATCAGCCCACCGGACATGCAGGCGCAACATCTCGGCCGCTTTACGATCGTCGACCTTGATAAGGCCCATGAGGGCGTCGATTATCACAATGAGCATAAAGAATTGCAGGATTGGGCGCGTCAACATGGCGCGGGATTATGGGCGCGTGCCCTTTCTGGATGGAAGGAATGGCGAGGCGCCTTTGCTGCATTCCGTGACGCTCTGAAGGTATGTGGATGTGCGCCACGAGAAATGGATCAGCTCGGGGCTCTCCTCGCAGGATGGTGGGTCTTAACGCATGAGGGTGTCCCTGAAGCTTTGGAAGCCGATAGAGGGATCGAGCTTATCTCGGATTATATCCGTGATTCTGATGATGTGCTGACCCAAGATAGTTCGTCGCGCATGATGAACCATCTCTTCTCACAGCTTGTTCAAGTTCAGCGTTCAACAGATCGCCGTTCTCTCGCTGAACTCGTGAGAACAGTCCTGAAAAAACCGGTTTATAATGAGGAGAACATTGATGGCCTCACACGTGTTATTGCATCAGAGGTACTGGCGAACTATGGTATCCGTGTCATTCAAGCCGACGACCTATCAAAAGATAGGCGGGGCCGTTCCGCGCCTCGAGCAGCAGATGGATTGGGCCTATGGTTTTGGCCTGGCTCTAGCCCGTTACGGTCTCTCTTTCGTGATACGCCATATAGCGGGCAGAAGTTTGAGTATGAGTTGCGGCGGCTTGAAAGTGCACGGCCGTTCAAGGGTCAAATCCGCATTGGGGCCGTAAAAGCGCGGGGATGTATCTGGGTTTCTGGTGAAGAACTCGGATTTGGTGATGAGGCCGATGATGGCTAATCACCGTAAAAAGGGGCGTGGGATGGTGAGTGTGTCTCACCCCCGGGACAAACGTGAGACAGAAATTGAGACAGAAAAAAACGCAGTCCCTCTAGGGGCGTGCGCCGTTTTGCGTATCTGTCTCATCTGTCTCGGCCTTTTTGCCGTCTATAGCGCCCATAGAGCTCCTTTACATTACTATTTTAGTGAGACAAGTGAGACAGTAAGTATAATAGGGCTACAAGCGTTGAAAAACTGCGCTTTTCTTTGTCCCATTTTCTGTCTCACCTTTGTCTCACCCCTGAGACAAGAGAGAACCGCATAATGGCACGTCGTAAGCACAGCGCTGCCCGCAACCGGCTGGCAAGCAATTTACACGCTCCCCAGACGCCAACGCCTGAACGTTGCGCCAAGCCTGATTACGAGGCACGTGATGGAGGCAGGAAACGCCGCGTCGATAATCTTCGTACGCTTCGTAAAGCTAAGCGGATTGATAGCGAAGCGGAAAGCATCGCTGAACGGTGGCATAGGGACTACCTTTTCGCCGGCTTTGGAGTGCGTGACGTGCCCACCAATGCGGCGCCGTCTCCCGATGGCCCGGGCGATGCTCATACGCATGGCCTAGAACGCGCCCTTGTTGCAGAGCGATTGTCCTATGTGCATGACATTCTTGGCGATGACGCACATGAGCAGCTGATACTTCTGTTGGTGGAAGGCATATCTTTTAGCGCTATGGCTCAGGAGCTCTTATCAGAACGGTCGGGGGAAGCGGCGCGTAAAGAGGTGGCCATTAGCTGCGCGACGCTCCTCAAAATCCTTCCAACCGCATACCGAACAGCCTGCCACCTTCAAAGAATAAGACGCGATACGGATCGAAAGCGAGCAAGGAAGGAAAAACCGTCACGTATCCGCTCAGCAGAGTTCACGGGTCCTTCCTAGGGAGGGCCCGCACGAGGATAATTCGAACCCCGGTCTGTCAGAGTCTTTGATAATCAAAAAGTGACTTTCTGTTTTTGTTGTTTTTATCTGGGAAGTAATGAAAAGTGTCTGGGAAAATTCTTATAAACAAAAGGCAACTGGCCAAAGAACTAAATGTTTCTCTTCCCACGCTAACTTCTTGGATTGAGAAATATGAAGACTTTCCCATTGTCTCTCGTGGCCGCAACGGTTCTTCTTACAAGTTTGATGCTGAAGAAGTTTTCCCATTCCTTGACCAGAAGAAGGAAGAAGAACTTGAGAAGAATGCTGGGCGTGATGAAGCGCTTGCAAGCCTTCAGTTAAGCTTCTCAAACCTATTCCCCGATGACGACGCTCTTCCCATTCAAAGCCGTGAAGACATCAAGAAGCAGCTCGACATAGCGAAGCTACACCAGCTCAAACGCAAAGAAGCGCAAGAGTGCGGCCTTCTTGTTCCTGCCAATGAGATGCGCGATGCTCTTATGTCCACCTTCGCGCGGCTAGGCTCAGAGAGCCGGAACTTCATTAAGCGCTTCGGAACAGAAAACGGCATCCCAGCAGCGATCATACAGCACAAGATTGCGATGTATGAAGACCTTCAAAAAGCGACGGTCAACGACATCCTAGGGCTCCTCACCCCACCAGAGGAACAAGAACACGCAACACAGGAGGACACGCATGGCCTCCTCTAATATCCCTCCAGCAGAACTCTCAGAGTTCCCGTTTGTTCAAGCCCGCGCCATTGTCCGTGAAGCACTGAGCTTCTACCTCCCTGCTGAACGTGTTTCTGTGGCAGAGCACGCGGCCATGCACCGTTACCTCAACAATCGTGGCGGTGGCTTTGTTGGGCGCTGGAGCCATGAGGAAGCCCCCTATCTTGTCGGGCCTATGGAAGCCCTAACAGGCCCGCAACTCACCACGGCCATTGTCGGGCCAGCCCGGTCAGGGAAAACGACCGTCGGACAGAATTGGCTCCTTCAAGCCGTGGAGACAGACCCCGCAGACTTTCTCGTTTACGCCCAAACAGACGAGGTACTTAGGAATTATGTAAAGTCCGAAATTGATACCATGATTAACCTCCACAAAGGCATGGCATCTCGTCTTGGCTTAAAACCAAAAGACCGAGCACTCGATTTTAAGCGATTTGCAGGAATGTGGGTGCAGTTTCTATCCGCTACCTACAATAACCTCCTCAATAAAAATGCCGCTCGCATCATCATCACAGAGCTCGACGCGTGCGACCCTAGCGGTGAAGACACCTATGCCCTTGCTGACATCCGCCGCCAAACCTTTGGCCGTGACAGCATGGTGCTGTGTGAATCCCACCCTGACGCCGCCACCGGCCTCTCTCCCAAAAATTGGGACGCGGGAATCATGAAGCTCTACCGCGACAGCGACCGCCGCACTTGGTGGTGGCCCTGCCCAGAGTGCAATGCGTTCTCCAGCCCGACCCCCGGCACATCGCGTGAAATGGCGCTGCATTACGACGTCGATGCCCCGCTCGACGAGATTGAGCAACAAGCGCGCCTTTTATGCCCCTCTTGCGGCTGTCTGATTGAAGACAAGTGGCGGCGCACGATGAACAAAGACGCGTTCTGGGCCTGCGCTGGCACAACGGTCGCTGAGGACGGAACACGAACGGGAACCCCCATCAGCTCTGATATTGCAGGCTTCTGGATCACGGGCCTAATGAGTCCCTTTATGATCGGCGGTATCGGCACTCTTGCGCGCGAAATTGTGCGCACTAAGCGCGATTTTGACGCCTCTGGAGATGATGCCGAACACCGCGCTGTTATCGTGAAGCGGTTGGGTGTTCCCTACACACCACCACGCACCGTGCGCTCGGTCGATGCGGAGGCGCTCGCGCTTCGTGAAGACCCCACCTTATCGCTTAATCGCGTTCCTAAAGGCGTGCGCTTCCTGACCGCTTCTGTGGACGTACAAGCCAACCGCTTCGAACTGCTCATACGCGGCTGGGGAATTGATGGAGAAAGCTGGATTATCACCTACCGACAGATCAAAGCGGAACCAGCCACCAATGCAGCGGACTGGGACAACCTGATTGCTCAGGTTATGGAAACCCCCATCCCGCTCGCTGATGGATCAGGCCGTGGCATGGTTCCCCTGGCTCTAGGCTATGACTCAGGTGGGGAAGAGGGCGTCACAGCGCAAGCCTACGCGGCATGGCGCCGCGCACGAACACGGCGGCTTGCTAAACGCGCCGGCATGATTGAAGGCCGCGTGGCCTATAGCGTCCTTCCCCTAAAGGGCATGAGCACGGTGAACGCCCCGCTTCTGGCCGTCCGCTATCCCGACAGCCAGCGGGCCAGCACCATGAGCGCCCGGGCTGATGATGTGCCGCTTGGGCAATTCAATCCCAACCAATTCAAAGACCGACTCTCTTCTGATCTTCTCATCACAGAAGCAGGTCCGCGCTCTGTTCATTTCCCCTCAGGTCTTGGCCAGCTGCATGAATTTTATGATCAGCTTTCAGCAGAAGAGCGCTCATCTTCAGGGCGCTGGCACAAAAAGCGCGGCGGCCGCCGCAATGAGGCATGGGACCTCATGGTGATGGCCGATGTCATGGCGCATCTCTTTGGCCTCCAACGCTATCATTGGGACGCACCCCCTGTCTGGGCCCGCGAGTGGGACGACAACCCCATGATCACGCCGTTATCGCTCTCACAAGAAGAAAGCAACGCAGCCTTACCAGCACAAACGCCCTCGCAGACCAGACCTAAAACCCCCAACAGCCACGCTGCACGGTTAGAGCGGATCAGACAACAAGCAGCCCGTCTCGGTTCTTTCTCCCGCAAAGGAACACTTTAATGGCCAGCAATAACCGCCTCATCACCATCTCAATGGATAACAAAAAGCTCCGTAAAGACCTTGAGAAGCTACGCGGTCGCGGCCATCAACGCGGCATGACAAACGTTGTGAATAGCCTCGCCTTTGATAGCCGTCGGGCTGTTGTAGACGGTATGAAACGCGTTTTTCATAACCCCACGAACTGGACCCTAGGCATGTTCAGGGTCATCAAAGCCCCACCAGGGCGAACAGAGGCAGCTTTGGCAACGAAAGACCTTGTCGCCGGTCAAAATGTTGGAGCCGCCGCTGCACGCTATCTGTCACCTGATGTTTTTGGTGGCGAACGTGGAATGAAGCCGTCAGAGCACGCTTTAAGCAAGGTCTCTGGAGGGCAATATTGGGTTCCTGGGAATGATGCACCGTTAAATGCAAGCGGAAACATTAAATCCAGCGAGATCAAAGCCATCCTGTCTCATCTCAGTCTCTATGAAGACCCCTCTAAGAACATTTCAGAAGAGACAATGCGCGCCTTGCGCAAAGGGAAGAAAAATAAGAACGCCAATGGTCAACGCGGTAAGTATTTTATAGGAAAATCAAAAAAAAGCGGACGTCCTATAGGCGTTTATAAATATTCAGGCACGCCCGGAAAAGTGCTTCAAATCATCCGTTTTGTCGCAAAGCCGCCGCATTACCGAAAAATCCTACCCGCGCAGCAAATCGTTGATGATGTGGTAGAGCGTAATGCTCCAAGCTATGTTGAGCGCGAAATTTATCATCATCTACGACGTGCCCTTAAAGATAAGAAACGATGACGGAACGCCATAATATCGCTGATGAATTGGTGCATTCTCTCAAACAGGGTGTCGCTATTGTGCAAAAAATATGAGTGCTGGGCGTCATTGGACGCCGCCCTGAAAAAGCTGCCCGGACGCTGCTTCTTGTGCTTGACCGTGAGCCGAAAGCTGTAGGGTAGATAATGTATTTAATATAAACTTTTTAATACATATTTTGCTTTAGCATTTCCTTGGTCCGCTGATTTCTGAAGCCATTCAGCTGCTTTCTTAAAATCTTTCGTAACTCCTCCTAGCCCCTCATAATAGGCAACGCCTAAGTTATACTGAGCTTGGTCATTTCCTCCGTTCGCTGACTTCTGAAACCATTCAACTGCTTTCTCATAATCTTTCGTCACTCCTTTGCCTTTATTATAACAAAAACCTAGGCTATATTGAGCTTTAGAATTTCCTTGGTCCGCTGATTTCTGAAACCATTCAACTGCTTTCTTATAATTTTGCGCAACTCCTCGGCCATCATAATAAGCAACTCCTAAGGCAAGCTGAGCTTTGGCATTTCCTTGGTTCGCTGATTTCTGAAGAGACTCAACGGCTTTCTTATAATGTTGCGTAACTCCTAAGTTTAACTGCTCGTTAGAATCTTCATTTTTAGAAGCCGCATATGCGCCTAATGACAAAAAACTAGAAATAAAAATTAACCCAAAGATACTTTTTTTCACGCTAACCTCTATAGAAGAATTCTATTTAATATCCGTATCAATCTAGCAATACAGACTTTAACATCTTCTCCGGCCTAAAGGACAGGGTTTCCAGCGAGGCAATACGATAAAAAAGAACATGATTAAAAAACATCTTGCTTATTGGGCCCGCTAAGCCCTATAAAAACATTATTCTTTTCGAAAATCGTTTAGGCGGCTCCATCGGGGCCGCTTTTTTTATGCGCTTTTCTCCCCAAAAAATCTGAGGGCAGTATGGCTATTCCCCTTACCCCGTCACGCCCGCTCTTCAATCCCCGCAGTTCAATTCTCGCGGGAATGGATGAAGAAGAGCTTAGACAGCAGCTCAAAGCGCTCCAAAGGGCTTACCTGTCGCTCCAATCAGGGCAGAAAATCGTCTCAGTCTCCTACACCCAAGGGGACGGCTCACGCTCTGTCAGCTATCGCCCTGCTGATGCCCCACAGCTTCTCCAAACAATTAAGCTGATCCAATCGCAGCTCGGCATACCAGGAACGCGGCGCTCTGCTTTGCGTCCCGTTTTTTAAGACACTGATGAGGATTTATGGCCATCCTATCTCCCCGCCGCGCAGCCCTGCAACGCGGCAGGAGAGCTGCGCCTAAAGCCCCCGCACGCCCTCGCCCTATGGGTCTGCATAATCCGTCCAATATGCCCTATGATGGGGCGGATTATTACGGTCAGCATAACCAGCAATGGATGCCCGGCCTGCGCAGTGGGGATTCAACCATTGGCGCATCCCAGCGTGACACGCTGGTGGCACGCATGCGCGATCTGGTGCGCAACGATGGGTGGGCCTCTGGTGCCGTCACACGCATTCTTGACAGCGTGGTGGGCGTCTCACTTCGCCCTGTCTCAAAGCCTGACCATCGCTGGCTTCGCCATGTTTCAGGAAACTCACGATTTGACGCTTCATGGGCGGCTGAATTCAGCAGCTTTATCGACGCCCATTGGCGCAATTGGGCAGACGACCCCTCCCATTACAACGACACGGAACGGCAGCTCACCTTCAGCCAACAAATGCACTTAGCCATGCGCCATCTTCTCATTGATGGCGATGCTTTGGCCGTTTTGCCGTGGCTGGAAGAGCGTGTCTGCTTAGGTGGTGCGCGCTACGCCACAAGCGTGCAAATTGTTGATACGGATCGCCTCTCAAACCCCGATAATCAGTATGACCTCAGCACCATTCGCAACGGTGTTGAAGTTGACCCAATAACGGGCGAACCGATTGCCTACCATATCCGTGAAGCCCACCCGGATGATTATTTTGCAGTCGCTCAATCCACCCGTTGGGCACGCTACCCCAAAGAGACCGCCTTTGGCCGTCCCATCACGGTTCATCATTTTGAACGCCATCAGGCCGGGCAGCATCGCGGCGGGGCGGGCATCTTTGCTCCCGTCATCACACGCATGAAGATGCTGGCACGCTACGATACCGCAGAGCTTGATGCCGCCATCGTCAATGCTGTGTTTGCCGCCTTTATTGAAACGCCCTACGACCCACAATCAACAGCAGAGGCACTGGGCGCCACAAGCGCGTCGGAAGCCTTAGGAAACCCCGCCGGTTGGGCTGGGTGGGATGAGCGCGTGGCCTATCATGATGGGCGCAATCTCTCGCTCCAAGGCTCACGCATCCCCATGCTCTCGCCGGGGGAGAAGATCACATCTGTGACCGCCGCACGGCCTGCAAGCGGCTTTGCTGACTTTGAAAAAACAGTTCTCAGAAACGTAGCATCAGCGGCGGGCCTAAGCCCCATGCAGGTCAGCAATGATTGGTCAGATGTAAACTACTCTTCAGCCCGCGCCGCCTTGCTTGAAGCCTACAAAACAACAGACCGCCGCCGCCTTGATTTCTGCGCCGGTTTTGCAGTTCCCATTCGTTTGGCCTGGTTGGAAGAAGCGATGGAAAGCGACCGTCCGCCGATGCCCACCGGCGGCGCCATCCCACACTTCTTGGAAGCACGTCATGCTTATGGGCGGGTAAAATGGCTTGGCCCTGGCCGTGGCTGGATTGACCCCACAAAAGAACGTGAAGGAGCCCTTATTGGCGTTCAGTCGGGCTTGTCAACGCTGGAAGATGAGGCCGCGATGAATGAAGGACGCAACTGGGAAGACATTCTCGATCAAAGAAAAATTGAACAAGAAGCCTTTCAAAAAGCAGGCCTCCGACAACCGGGCGATAGTCGGCCAGATGAAGCCGTCTCACATGATGACAGTGAAAATTCAGGAGATAGCAATGAGTAACCCTAGCCTGAGGCTCTCAACCATCCTGAATAAGCCGCTCGCTCTTGACCATAGCCGCGCGTCTGAATTGCGCTCAGAACTTGTTTCGCATGGGCCGCACGCCACGATAGTCGCGCAGTCTCCTCAGGCGATGAGTGGTTTTGAGGATTCTGAAAGCAACTTTCATTACTGGGGCGTCCCTCTCCGCATAGAAAGGAATGTGGGGATCATCCCCATTACAGGGCTCCTCTTATCCGGCCCCGGTGGATTTCTTTACCCCTATTGCTCGTTCTATGAGGACATCAGGGCACGGCTTGACGACGCCCTGGATGATAGCCGGATTAAAGCGATTGCCTTATGGATTGATAGCCCCGGTGGCGATGTCAGCCAATGCTTAGAATTGTCGGACACGATCGCCCAAGCGCGCCGTCGAAAGCCCATTGTCGCCATCGTCTATAATTCAGCAAACTCTGCCGCTTACGCCCTGGCCTGTGCGACCGATATCATCACCGTTCCTGAAACGGGCATGGTGGGGTCGATTGGCGTGATTATGATCCATGCCGACTGCTCAGAGATGCTGCAAAATAAGGGCGTCAAAACCACCGTTTTCCGCTTTGGACGCCATAAAGCGGAACTGCAAGAAGTAGAGCCACTGACCCCTGAGATTATCAATCGCGAACAAGCGATTGTGAATGCGCTTGGTGAAAAGTTTGTCGCTCTCGTTGCACGCAATCGCTCGCTTGATGAAGGCACGATACGCGCAATGGAAGGGGAAGCGTATTTAGGAGAGCGTGGCGTTGCCCTTGGCCTTGCCGACGCCACCATGCCCCCACATCAGGCGTTAGACGACCTCATTGAGCAGTTTTCCTAACCGCTCAAACCCGTTTGTTAAACCGGTTTAACACCCTGCCAAATAGGCCGCCATCACCGCGATGAGCGGCTTTTTTTATGGAGCTAAAAAATGGCACAACGTCCCGCCTCTCGCCGTAATACTCGTAGCCCTTATGCTCATTTAAACGGAGCCCGTATGGGCGATGATAATCAAGACACGCTTCCACCGAAAGCGGACGAGAACACCCCAGACGACCTCCCCCCAGAAGAAACCACTGGAGAGGATGACGACACCCAACACGCACGTCACCATCGTGGCGAAACTCCCGACCCTGATGACGACACCGCACAATCTGACGACGATCTTGACGCGGAAGATGAGCGTGATGATGAAGACGACAGAAAAGCAGAAGAGGGCGACGATGACGACGACAGAACCGTTCGGGAAGACGCAAAAGCCCGCGCCTCATCCCGTGCGCACGCCATTTTAAGGCGCCCTGAAGCCGCCCATAATTTAGCCCTTGCCTGTCACATTGCCTTCAACACCACCATGACGCGCATGCAGGCCGTAGCCGCCCTCCGTGCGGCATCGTGTGGTTCAAGACGGTCACGTCGTGCCAGCACACGCCACACATCTCAGAACACAACAGCCAGCCTGCGCAGCCGCATGGCCTCTCATGCTGTGCGCCCCCTCAAGGCCGATGCTGGTCAGCCCAAAAGCTCTCTTCAATCGCGCGTTGCGGCTTTTAACAAACGCCTGAACACAGGAGCGTAATCATGCCCTTGCCTCAAAGCTATCAATTCCGCCCTGGTGCACGAACCGTCACCTTCGTCCCCGATCAGCTCATTGCCGGCAACCTCAAGCTCGTCACGCGTGACGTTTCCTTTGACAAGTCAGAAAACCCCCTTATCCGAGGCACTCTTGTCGGCCGTGTTGATGCCACAGGCCTTTTTGTTCCATCCCTCCCAAGCGCAACAGATGGAAGCCAGAACCCCCTTGGCATTGTTGTGGACGTCGTGGACACAACAGCCGGGCAGGCCTGGGGGGCTATTTATGAGATGGGCGAATTTAATAGCCGCTACCTCACTTATGATTCCTCATGGGCCTATGACGCGCTGGTAACAGCATGCCGTAAAAATCAGCTCTTTATCAAAGAATCCCTCTCAAATGATATTTTATAAAAGGAATAATCTCCATGGCCTATAATCCTAGTGCAGAGCTCGGTTCAGAAGCCTCTTTGCAGGCTATGATCAGCGTCTATGGCCTCACCGAGCTCATTGATACGGTTGAGAACCTCAAAAAGTCCTCTGGCTTTCTGCTTGACCTCGCTTTCACCAACATCGTGACCTCTCAATTCCCTGAAGTGGCCATTGATGTGGACGTTGGTAAACGCCGCATGTCCCCTTTTGTGAGTCCGCTGGTGGAAGGGAAAACTGTTGAATCACGCCGCACAGCAACCAACTTATACACCCCGCCAACCCTAAAAGACTTACGTAATCCTGACTTTCTCAAACCTATTCGCCGTCAAATTGGGGAGCGCATCGGGGGCGATACCTCTATTCGTGCGCGGCTTGAAGAAAATCTCATTTTTGAGCTCTCTGATCAAAAAGACATGATCAACCGCCGCACGGAGTGGATGGCCGCCCAAGCCCTCAGCACCGGCAAGATCGGCATGAATGTGGAGGGGGAAGGGGAATCTGTCATTGATTTCAACCGTGATCCTTCTCTGACCATCGCGCTAACAGGGAATGCCCAATGGGGACAGCCCAACGTCTCACCAGCCGATAGCGTGACGAACTGGGCCATCTACGTCATGCAAAAATCTGGGGCGATGCCTCGAAATATCGTTTTCACACCGTCTGCATGGCAAAAGTTTATTTCTGATCCGAAAGTGGTCAACGCCATTTTCCAAAACGCTCTTATTGACCCTAAAAATGACCCGATCGTCACAGGGGCACGCCTTCCCAATCAAGGCGGCGTCTCTATGGGCCGTTGGGGGCAGTTTAATCTTTGGCTCTATGCCGACTGGTATGTTGACTATCAGCGCGACGCAGCAGGACGGATTGTGCGTGACGCGCAAGGGAACGCTCAAGAATTTGAACGCCCCATGCTCCCAGATGGCTCCGTTATCCTCACCGGCCCCGACCTTCAGGGCACGCGGGCTTACGGCCTTATTCAAGACCCTTACTTCAATTACGAGCCTTTACCGTATGCTCCAAAGCTTTGGTACAACGAAAATCCCGGCCAGATTAATCTGCTGATGCAGTCAGCCCCGCTGCCTATCCCCTCACGGGTCAACGCCGCGTTCTGTGCGACCGTATGTGCCCCCGGCAATGGCGTCTCAGGAGGCAATAGCTAATGGCGGACGAGACGAAGCCCTCTAAGTCAGAAGAGGCAACGCAACCTCGCACTGACCAAGATACCCTCCAAACACCCTCAAGGACGCCCCCTGTGCCCAATCCGGATACTCTCCAAACCGTTCGTGCTGTTGCTTTACGCCCGATCTACGATGAGCCGGGGCAGCCCCCTATTCCACCTGGCACCAGCATGACCATCTGTCCCATCACGGCGCGCGAATGGGTGGAAGTGGGCATTATTCGCCTCGCAGATGGTGAAGTTTTACCGGCTGAAGAGCGCGTCACAAAAGGGGCTTTCCCCATCTTTGCCAAATCAGCGCCCCCGCCCCCAACCTCGCAAGGATGAGCGGGCCGCTTGATTGGGACGGCCTCGTTCTTGGCCCTGTGATGGAGACGTTCGGTGAGCCCCTCACACTCTTTCCCGCTTCAGGAGGGCCAAAAGTGCCTTTTGTGGGAATCTATGATGAGGGCTTTAAAAAGGTCGAAGACCTCCCAACAGAGATGGGGATGGCGCCCGCTCACATCAGCTCATCCCTCCCCGTCATCGGGTGCCGCTCCTCCAGCTTTCCAACCCTCCCTCGGCAAGGCGACCATGTTCTTGTCAGGGGAGAACGGCTTGTGATTGAGGAAGTCCAACCAGACTCTCACGGCGCTCTTCACCTGACCTTAAATGCAGGCAATGCCTCACCGGAAATTTTCACATGAGACCTTCCCCTCTCCACGATGACGGCCGGCTTTTCCGCGTGCAGCTTCGTGACCTCTGTGTTGATCTTTTAAAGCACGCATCAACCGTTGCGGAACGCCGTGTTTTCAAGGGCAACCCATGGCCTGTAAGTGCGGATAAACTCCCCGCCTTATGGGTCTCTGCTCCCTCTGATGTTGGCAGCTCTTTAGGGGCAGGCCCCCCGTCTTTCTCTCGCACAACCACCATCCAGATCATTGGGATTGTGCGGGGTGATAACCCTGCTGACGCTTTGGAACAGATCGACCATTTCAATGAAACGATTGAAACCCTCCTCATGACCGACACGCAGCTTATGAGCAACGTTGAGGAAGTGGAGGGACTTCACACACATGTCGAACTCAATAGTGAAACCAAAAATCATCTCGCTCAGTTCACGCTCGCCCTGGAGCTCAAATATTCCGAAACCTACTCGCTGCCAGGAAAACCTTTGTCTGCTCTGTCTGGCACTTTCCCCGCCCTCTAACCGCTTGCACCATCCTTTTAGGATTCCCCCATGTTTATCAAACCAGCTCAAAGCCGGGTGGTGCGCCATCCCGGCACGTTACGCGTTCTTTCTCCCTCTGGCGAGACCGTGACGCCCTCCCCTTTTTGGCACCGCCTTCTCGCTGTTGGGGACGTCGTAGAATGTGCCCCGCCCTCGTCAGACCCCCAACCTTCTCAAAAGGTTTCTCCACCTTTGACTGAGCGCCGCACAGAAGAGGGGAAAGCCCCATGAGTTCCGCTATTTCAATCCCCGGCTACGACACGTCCAATCGTGTTCCGGGGTTTTATTTTGCCCTCGATAACTCCAAAGCCAATACAGCTGCCGGTGTGCGTCGCGTTTTACTCATTGGCCAAAAACTCAAAAACGCTCCCGGTGCGGCTAATGTTGCGGTCAAAGATACGGGACTTTCTAATGCCATCGCCTCATATGGCGACGGCTCCCACGTCGCCTTGATGTTGGCCGCCTACCGTCAGACTGACCCATCAGGAGAGGTCTGGCTCTTACCGCTGGATGACGATGCAGGCGCAAGCCACGCCAGCGCAACGCTCACGCTTAACGGCCAAGCCACCGAAGCGGGAACACTCCCCCTTTATGTCAACGATACGCTCATCAGCGTTCCCGTTGCCAATGGAGACACAGCGCAGGCTGTCGCGCAGTCTATTGTGGCGCGTCTCAATCAAACCGCAGGCTTGCCTGTGACGATTAGCGCCCCTGCCAAGGGAAACGATGGCACGATCTCCCTCGTCTTCACGGCCAAGAATGCCGGTCTTACCGACAATCAGCACAGCCTAGCCGTTGCGCTTTTAGGGTCATCAGGCGGCCAATCTGTTCCCAATGGCCTAACCGTCACCACAACTTCCTTCACCAACGGCGCACAAAACCCTCAGCTTCCATCTGTGTTCGCAACACAAGGAAGCCGCGTCTATGATCTTCTCATTCACCCCTATAGTGATGAGGCATCCCTCACAGCGTTTCGTGATTGGACCAACAACCTCAGCGGTCGGTGGTCTCCCATGCAGCAGCTCTATGGCCAAGCCATCACAGCGGCTCGCCTGACATATGGCCAAGCAACGGCTTTGGTGAGCAAGAACGACCCGCACCAGTCCATCATGCCGACGTCAGATAGCCCATCCCATCCTGCTAAATGGGCGGCATGGTTGGGCGGCTCTATTGCTCTGTCTATGCGTGATAACCCCGCTCTGCCCGTTGCGGGGATTACACTCCCAGCTCTCCCTCCCAGTGGCGTGGGTGAGTTCGACCGTGATCAACGTAATTCATTGCTCCATGACGGACTGAGCACGTTCCGCGTTAGCGATGATGGCAGCGTCGTCATTGAACGGATCATCACAACCTATACTGAGAACGCCAACGGCCTGCCTGACAATTCCTATTTGGATATTGAGCGTCTTTTAACCGCTCAAGTCTGCCTCCAAGACATGGGCGCCTTTGTTTACGAACAATGCGGGAACGCCATCTTATTGCAAAATGGGGCACGCATCCCAGCAGGCGTCCGGGCCGTCACGCCTGACATTGTCGCCAACACCATTAAGGCACGCTACCGGACGCAATGTGACAATCTCTGGTGTCAAAACCCTGCACAATTCAATGCCGGTCTTTCTGTTGAATCCGCAGGGGAAGGGGTTCTCAAAACGCTTATGCCCTACATTTTTGCCGATCAGCTCTGGACGATTGCTGGCAATGCACAATTCCTCGCCTCATCCTAAGGAGAAACCCTATGGCTGCCATTCGCAGAGGCCCCCTTGCTGGTTGGGCCAGCTTTACCATCAACGGCGAGGTCTGGAATGTCGTCGGAGACCTCGAATACCGCCCAAGCGGCATGACCAACGAAACCCTCAAGGGCCAGAGTGCCGTTGAGGGTTTTGGACAAATGCCCGTGGAAGGTGAAATAAGCGCTAATATCCGAGACCGCGACGATAAACGCATTGCCGATCTCCAGGGTGCTTCTGGTTTCACCATCATTGCAGAGCTTGCTAACGGAAAAGTCGTGACAGGAAGCGACATGTGGCAAGTCGAAAACCTCACCGTTTCGACACAAGAAAGCACCTTTAAACTGACATTTCACGGCACCAGCGTGATTGAAGAAACCGTCGGAGGCACCCCGTGACACTCTCAGATAATGATATGCTTGAAAGCCTGTCTCAAGATCAGGAAGCAGAACCAAACACAGAAAACGAAACGCTCACATTGCCCCTTTCAAAGCCCATAAGCGTTGGGGAAAAAACAGTCACAGAGATCAAACTCCGCGAACCTACGCTCTATGAAACCATCATAGCATCGCAAAAGATTGTAAGCTTCCCCGACATCGTAGGCGTTGAGGTCATGGAATCTGAAATAGAACTTGTTCGTCAGGTCGCTGGTCTCTCTGATGCCTTTTTTTCTCAAATTCCTGCCGACATTATTAAAAAGGCACGTGATTTTGTTGTGGGTTTTGAAGAACGAGCACGCGAAAACTTTACCCAGCAAGAGCATGATCTCCCTTGCGAAAAAACATTAACATTTTCTCCGCCCATTCATGGCGGCGGAAAAGAATGGGATGTCATGACATTGCACGCCCCGATGATTGGCCAGATTAAATCAGCACGCATGATCCTAAAAAAAATCTCATTGGAGAAACTCCATAGATCCAATGAGATGCTCATTACATCCGTAAGCGGATGGCCAAAAGTCGCTGTTTTACGACTTCCTATTTCTAGATTTGTCGAAGCGTCTGGGTATCTCAACGGTTTTTTTCCCGTTTTCCAGTGAATTGGCGTGACATCCCCGCAGAGCTTTCGCTCTCCTTCCCCGGCTGGACGCGTGGAGACCTAGAAAGCTTGACGGGCGACGAGATGATCTTCTGGGTCAAACAGTCAAACCGACTTGCCAAAATACGCCAAATATCCGCAGAAAATAGCGGATAAATGGCATTGTTAAACCGGTTTAACAACCCAGAAGATGGGGTAAGATGATGGCTAAAAACTCCTCCATCAAAATGTCCATCGGGGCAGAAGATCGTTTTTCTAAAACGATGGATAAGCTGGAAAATCGTGTTGCACGGCTTAACGCACCCGTTAAGCGTTTCCAGACCAATGCAGCTCGGTTGGATAATTTTGGGCCACGTCAACTCCGCAAGGGTTTTTTAGGGCTTGCCGCATCCACCGGCGGTGCTGCTAAAAGTCTCGCCTCTATCATTCCTATTTTAGGGACGCTGACGGGGGCGGCCTCCTTAGCGGGGGTCTATCGGCTATCATCAGCCTGGGCGGGAATGGGGCGCCAGCTTGGCATCACCTCGCAGCTTATTGGCGTCTCTCCTGGGCGCCTTCAGGCTATGGGGAATGCCGCTAAGTTGGCAGGGGGCTCTGCTGAAGGCATGCAATCAACCCTTCAGCAGCTCGCCAATACAAGCTTTAATGCCAGAACTGGGCTAGACCCCGCCGCTCTAGCTCAGTTCCAGATGTTCCATATCTCTGCCAAAGAGCTGGAACATGACGCCCCCGATCAACTCTTTGGGCGCGTTTCCTCCCAACTACGCAAGCTTAAAACGCCCCTCGAACGGGCACGAGCCGCTCAGTCCTTGTTTGGCTCTGGAGCAAGCGGCGTTATCCCTGTTCTGCTCCAATCAGGGCAGGCATGGCAAAAGAACATCAACCTCGCACGCCGTTACGGCGTCATGAATGAAGGCGGGGTGGAGGCTGCCAACCGTCTCGCAAGCAGTCAGGATCGCCTAGAGCTTTCTGTCCAAGGTTTTGGCAATACATTAGCCCAAACCGTAGAACCCGTTCTGTCGCCTATTATCACACAGATGGCAGACTGGATTGCCGCTAACCGCCAATGGATCGCCACCAAAATCACAGGATATGTCAAAGACCTCGTCGATTGGTTCAAAGATGGCGGATGGGATCGCATCACGAAATGGGCCGGTGATTTTGTCACGAAATCCAATGACCTTGCCCAATCCCTTGGGGGTTGGAAAAATGCGGCAACGATAGCGGCCGGCGCACTAGCGGGGCTATTTTCCGCCCCTGTTCTTGCGAGCCTGATGGCAGGCTCTGGTGTTCTTGTTGGAATATTAGGAGCCCTTGAAGGGATCGCTGCAATCGGTGTGATGAACTACAAGCCGAATGCATCAGACAAGCGGTATGAGGAAGAGAAAAGAAAGGACGATGACAAAACAGCTCTAAAAAAACATTATCTAAAAAGAACCGGAGCTTGGACGAACTGGAATTTCGATGAAGGGAAAGAACGCTCTATCATTCAACAAGAGAAGGCCACACAGAACGCGCAATCTCCATCAACGAATGAAGACCGCCTTTCTCATAACGCCATCATAGGCGCAGGGGAAAACTTTTATTCTCCTTCAGCGGATGAAGGAAAGCCCCTCACTAACCGTCCCTATGACGCACAAGAAAGCTACGATAGCCACATCTACGCGTCCCTACATCGCAAGGTAGATGGAACAAACAAAAATGCTTTAGCCATCCAGCGCTCTTTGCATCAACATGGTTTCGCCAATACGGCCATTGCCGGAATTTTGGCGAACTTCTCTCAAGAGAGCAATCTTGACCCCTCTGCTCATAATCGAAGCCATGCCGGCATTGCTCAGTGGGACAAGGGGCGTCAAGCAGAGTTTCAAAAGCGCTATGGCCACCCTATGACCTCAGGCTCTGTTGATGAGCAGGTGGATTTCTTCACACGCGATCTCGCGAAATATCCAAAAATACAAAAGGATATTATGGGCGCTAAGAGCCCAGAAGAGGCAGGCTTTGCTATGGGGCGGCGTTATGAAATTCCGGGCGTGACCGATGCAACCTTGCGCCCTGATGTGAACGCACGCGCCCATGTGGCAGGGGAATGGGCACAAGCACTTAAAAGCGTGACAAGCTCTCTCTCGCATCCCGCTGCTCCAGCAATGAACGCTATACCTCCAAAGCCATCGGCACCAGCACTGGTCATGGAGCCACCTCAGCCTAAAGGGCCGCCACTGTCAGTAGCTCGGCCGCCTGATCATCAGGCAGACCTCACAAAGGATGAGGGCCACAACGCTCAAACACGTTCAGGCAATATGGGGGCAGACCCAAGCAGCAAGGTTGTGATTGACATCAATCACCTCAACCCACCACCGGGCACGCGCATAAAACTCAGTGAAAACAGCCCCAACATTTCACTAGGCTCTCTTCGCACACACCGTTCGATGTCGCCTGATGCCCCCTCTTTATGAGGGGGATTCTGAGATGGTTTTTAGGGATTATTTAGGAGAAAAAAATTATGTCTTTTTCCCTCTCGCCATTATCAGCCATTGCCGGTGAATTCCTACAATGCACCTTTCGCGGTGTGCCCTTTGCGGTCTACGGCTCAAGTGGAACAACAGGGCGGCGCGTTGCCACCCATGACTATCCGACTCATAACGGCGTTTGGTCGGAAGATTTAGGGCGGCAAGGCAGGCGCTGGAAAATACGCGGCCTTCTTGTTGGGCCTCTGTGCTATTCCCAGCGTGACCTTTTGACGATGGCCGTGGAGCATAAAGGCCCTGGCCTGCTTATCCATCCAAGCCTTGGTATCCTCAGGGCTGTCTGCACCTCTTATGAGTTCGCAGAACGTGACGGATATACCAATGTCATTGACCTTAATCTAAGCTTTGTTGAGCAGAAAGAGCTCCTCTCAAACCTCATCACGGCCGGTCTTCATGCCGCCCTAGGGGTGGCCTCTATGGCAACGGGGGCTATTTCAGCCGCCGGCTATATCAATATTTCTTCCCGTCTCTTTGCTCACGGCGCTGTTGTGGCCCAAAGCGCGCGCGCTGTTATGAGTGACTGGGCAGGGACCGTCGTCACACAAGCCAATAGCCCAACGTCAACCACTCAACCTGTCGCTCAAATAATGGGCAATAATGGCCGCTATAGCGGGTCATCAGGCACATTGTCGGTTGATGACGCTCTTAGCACGCTTTCTCAATGGCGGGATTCACTCAAATCGTCCGCTCGCGCACTGGCAACGGCATCTCCAACGCCTGAAAGTCTCACTGAACGCGTACAGAATATTCTGTCTCTTGTGCCACAAAATAGCTCAGACCCTTCCGCTCAGTTGGCATTGCTCAAGCCTTTATGCGCGCTTCCACAAGAGGCGCTTAACCCGATAGAGATAAAAGCCCAAACCATCACCCATGCCTCATCTTTGGCCGCTCTTTGGACACGCTTTTATCTTGCGTGCGCGGCTTTAGGCCCGCTGGCCGTCGCATTATCAGACTGGCAGCCAGCCACCGCTACAGAAGCACGCGCTATAATCACGACCATGGCCGCGCTCTATGACGATTTTCAGATGGCAGCAGGCAATAATAACCTTGATGAGCTTTACCAATCCATCAGCGACCTTGCTGCCAAAAGCCTGCAAGATTTGTCACAAAAATCAACAGCACTTCCCGATCTCGTGCCCATCACCCGCAATAGGCCACTTCCTTCGCTCACTCTTGCCCAGCAGCTCTATGGGGATGGCAGTCGCTCGGGTGAGCTTATGTCACGGTCAGAGGCTATTCACCCCGCCTTCATGCCAAGTCATTTTGAGGCAGAATCATCATGAGCAAGACGGACCCCAACGCGCTAAAAGTCACCATCGACAACCACGAGCTTACCGGTTGGCAAAACTATAGCTACCATGCCGGGATTGACCTGATCCCATGGCAACTATCGTTAAGCGCTACCCTTCACCAGCTCGATAATCATGATCTTTCATTCACAGTAGGGGCAAGCGCCACTGTTATGATGGGTGAGACACTGATGCTCACCGGGTATCTTGTCTCGACCAGTGAATCCATCAACGCGAACGGCCATACGATTTCTCTGATTATTGGCTCCAAGACACAAGACCTCACCGATTGTTCGGCGTCCCTCGTGACCTCTGACCTCACGCTTGGCGGTAACGAAAATAATGGCCGAACCCTGTCGAGCATGGTGACGCAGCTTTGCGCGCCTTTTGGTGTTTCCGTAACCGTCGATCCTCAGATTGATAATCCCGTTATTCCGCTTTTTGCCATCAATCTGACTGAAACACCTTACGCGATCATTGACCGCCTCTGTCGGCAAGTGGGGCTTCTCTTTACAGATACCGCAGAGGGAAACATCCATCTCACAACCGTGCAGAAGGCAGCGGAGAAAACGCCAAGCTTTCGGTATGGTGATACTATTGAAGAGTATGAAGAGCAGCATTCAACGACGAACCGTTACAGCATCATCAAAGCTGTTTTACAAACGTCAAATTTGCTCAGTTCTGAGCCCAATAGTGCAGATTATGTCTCGCAGGTTAAGGCATCGGAAAGCGGGAAGCAGGCAACTGACCCCGGCATGACGCGATACCGCCCCCTTCTCATTCCTGTTGACCTTGGCGACGCGAATTTTGATGTCGCTGGGAAGCGTGTTCTGTGGGAAGTCGCGCGTCGTTCAGGCCGGTCGCAGCCTATTACTATTACCGTGTCAGGCCATCGTGACGAACATGGAGCGCTCTATACGCCCAACACACGTGTGACACTGACAAAACCAGACGATAGTCGCGTCGATCTTGTGATTGCCAATGTCACCTATGAAGGGTCAGCCAACGGGCGGCGTACGCAGCTTACCTTGCTGACCTCTGCCAGCCTCACCCCGCAGCCTATTGTCAATAAGGTTAATCAAAAGGCAGGGGCTGCTGCCCAAAATGATTCTGCGAGGCATTAAATGTCATCTTTCGCCCGACTTGCTGGACGGCTCGCCTTTTTATTCTCGCTCGGCCGTCAAACGGCCGATACGGTGATGAAGAAAGGCGGCCAAACGCTCCAGCTTCTCCTCACCTCACGCGAACTACGCGATAACATCCCTCTTCTACAGCATTATGGCTTCGTCTCGCGGCCACGCGCGGGCTGTGATGCCTTGGTTATTTTTTTAGGTGGCGACCGTTCACGCCCCGTCGCTATCGCCACCAACGACCAACGTAATTACCCCACTTCTCTTAATCCGGGCGAAGTCTGCATCACCCACCCCCCAACGGGGTCCATCATGCGCTTTATGGATGACGGAAGCATTTCCATCATCCCTCAAAACGGCATCGTAAACCTCACGGGCTCGCTCAATGTAAGCGAGAACATAACAGCCACTGGGACAATCACTGGGCAGACAGACGTCATAGCTCATGGGATTTCTAGCGCTCACCATACCCATACGGGTGTGCAATCTGGTGGCAGCTCAACGGGGGCGCCTCAGTAAAGCCTTGAACGCGCTAAACATTAGGGAAAAGAACGCTTTCTTTAGAAAGTCATGGCCATGTGGGCGATGTATCCTGACCGTGTTTCCCCTGCTGCTTTAGCCTGTGCGTCCAGGCGTGCCAAAATGCGGCGAGGGATGGTGATGTTGATACGTTCGGCTTTCTCCTCAAAAAGAGCTGGATCAACAGAGGCGAACCCCCATACCCATTCTGGCCCTTCATAGTCCTTTAATTGTTTGAGGCTTTCGAGGGTTGATGGGCGTGGGATAGAGCGGCCTTCTTTGATCTCTTCCTCGATCCACAAGGTCATAGCTTCAGTCGCATTCGTGATGGCCTCATCAAAGCTATCGCCTGCTGAAAAGCACCCCGGAAGGTCTGGAACGATCACGCTATACGCTGTGTCTTGATCGCCAAGTTCGATAACGATTGGGTAACGCATGGTGTCTCCTTTGCCGGGCTAGGAAAGCCCGGCTTGTTTTCTGATGGCTGCGACTAAACCTTTTGATAAATCCTTTTTAGGGTGGGGAACAGTGACTGAGTGGCCATGATCTAGATGCTTGAAAATATGGTGTGATCCTCGACAGCTGACTTCCTTCCATCCCGCTTTTGTTAATTCGCGGATTAGTTTAGCGCTGTTCATAGGGATTTTATACACACTATACTTACTATACTCAACAGAAAAATACATATCGTGTGTATTTTAGTTTCATGCACGGTGGGGCGCTTTTGAAAGGTTCAAAAACGATAAAAAACCGTCATAAACTCTTTTTTGTGGAGGCACAGAATGGCCGATATTGCACTCCATTATCACAACGCTACACAAGCGGGTGATCTGCTCTTTTCTGATGGCGATATTTCTTTAGAAAACCCGTTAAGAGAAGCCCTTCTCATTTCTCTTTTTTCTGATCGTCTGGCACCTGATCAGCTTTCAGCACAAGATAAGGCTATTGGTCTTCATATCCCCGGTAATGCGCTTCATGCCACTGAAAACCCACGCAAGGGATGGTGGGGCGATATGTTTGGTGAGGGCCTTATTGGCTCACGATTGTGGCAATTACAGCGTGTCATTGTGGCGCAAAGCAATACCGTTCTCTTAGAAGTCGAGGCCATCATTTATGAAGCGCTTGAATGGCTCATAACCGATAATGTGGTCGTAAAAATCGACGTCAACGCGACATGGTCTCACAACAGCGCTCAAACAATTCACTTTTCTATTGCCGCTTATCAGCCCACCGGGCCGTCTCCTGAGAATTTTCAATTTTCTCTCGCATGGCAAGACATGGCCTAAGCGCGTTTCTTTACGTTCCCGTCTGCAATTCTGAGTTTCGCTATGCCATTCAATCGTCCGACTTTAACCGAGCACCGCAATAGTATTTTGCAAAATATGCAGTCTGCTAACCTGCCTGGTGCAACCAACATCACGCGTTTCTCAGTACTCGGGGTCTTTGCCAAAGTGTGGGCAGGAATGGCTCATCTTCATGACGCCTATCTTGATTGGATTGCGAAACAGGGTGTGCCTTGGACGGCAACAGGTGAAAATCTTGAAGGCTGGGGAAACCTCAAGGGCGTCACGCGTAAAGCCGCCTCGCCAGCATCAGGAGCTGTGACGTTTCAAGCCGTTGCTAATACGGCCCTCCCCATAGGTTCTGAGATTTCTTTGGGCAATGTAGGCACGGCCATCACGACAGAAGCTGCAACAGCGGATGGAACGGGTCAGATAACACTGCCTGTCCGCTTTTCCACTCCAGGGGCGAACGGCAATGTTCCACTTGGAACGGTCGCAACTCTGACCAACCCCATTATTGGCGTGCAATCATCTGGGCTTGTGTCCACAGCCTTTACAGGCGGGGCAGACCTCGAGGATGAAGAAGCCTTTAGGGCGCGCATTCTCACGGCCTACCAAACGGCTGGGAAGAATGGACGCGCTCAAGATTATGTCGATTGGGCATTAGCCATTCCCGGCGTGACGCGCGCCTGGGTCAACCCCGATGGGTTCGGGATTGGCAGTGTGGTGGTTTATGTGATGCTCGATAATGCCAATGCTGCTCAAGGTGGCTTCCCCATTGGCAAAGATGGCAGCGCAACAGCTGAAAAGCGCTACCATACGGCAAGTGGAGACCAGCTGACTGTTGCAAATGCCATCAATGACCTTCGCCCTGTCACGGCTCTGGTTATTGTGTGCGCTCCAATTGCACAGCCCATTGATTTCATTATTTCCGGCCTAGGAGATGATAATACCGCCACCACACAGGCGGCTATTTCGAACGCACTTAACGATGCTTTCCGACGTGCAAGCGGCCCCGGTGCCACGGTCTATCCCTCAACGTGGAATGGCGCCTTAGATGCACTCAACCTTCCTCAATATAGCGTGCAGTCTCCCAGTGGCCCTGTCATTGCTGAAACCGTGGGAAGAATGCCCATACTTGGGAAGATTAGTTTTAGGAATTAGCCATGCCTTCTCACCGCTATAGCGCAGAAGACTTTCGTGATGCGCTCCTTAAGCTTCTGCCTTCTGGCTTACTGTGGAACCGATCAAAAGAGAACGGTTTAGGAAAGCTCTTCCATGTTCTAGGCCAAGTCTATCAGGACGGCACACATAGAGCCCTATCCTTGCTGAGTGATCTGTTCCCAGGGACCACATATCATTTCATCCAAGAATGGGAAAAGACGTTTGATCTTCCCGATAGCTGCATGGGGGATGATGGAACCCCTGAGCAAAGGCGAAACGCTATCATTGCAAAGCTCACCGATGAAGGCGGTTCGTCGGTTCGTTACTATATCACCCTCGCTCAAAATCTAGGCGTGCCTATTACGATTGAAGAGTTCGCCCCTGCACGAGCGGGTATCATGCGGGCGGGTCAACGCTGTTACGGCCGTCATTGGGCGTTTGCGTGGCGTGTGCAAATCCCACGCCTTGTAGTGTCGCGCTTTCGTTCTGGCCGCAACACCGCAGGCAACCGGCTGAGAACGTGGCAGCGCGGCTACATTGAATGTGTCATCCGCAAGCATTCCCCTGCCCATACAGCGCTTTTCTTTCGCTATTTCACAACAGAAGAAAGATGAAACATGGCTTATCAAATTGATGACATTACAGCCGTTCAAACACCTGATCCCCTTCCAACAGACGCCGTTAGTCAGCCAGGTTATTTCACAGACGGGGATCCAAGCGATAAAGGATTAGGCGCAACATTTGTCCCTGCCTGGTGGCTTAATATGGTGCAAGGGGAGCTTCTCTCTATTTGCGAAAAAGCTGGCATCAGTCCAGATAAAACCAATAATGCACAAGTTGTTGCTGCCATTCTCACATTGGTTCAGCAACAGAGTTCACATTTTCTTTCTACCCTTGAAGCATCCATCAATGCTGAAACCCAACGGGCAGAAGCAGCCGAAGCAGGCTTGCAACCTAAGGGGCCGTATCTTGTTGGCTCTAAAAATGCCTCTGAAGATGTGCCTGCTCTGGGGATCTGTATCGGGATCAACGGCACCATTCCCGTTATCAAAGACAGCACTGGCAAGCTCTGGTTCCTCGCCAGCACCGACGCTCTTGATGCTGAAACAAGCCGCGCTCAAGCCGCTGAGAGCCAGCTCCAGAATGCCCTTAATGCCGAAACCCAACGGGCGGAAGCCGTCGAAGCAGGGCTGCAACCCAAGGGGCCGTATGTGCTGGGTTCTGGCAATGTGCCTACCGATGTCAGCGTCTCGGGGCTTTGCATCGGGGTCAACGGTACTGTGCCCGTTGCCAAAGACAGCACTGGCAAGCTCTGGTTCCTTGCCAGCACCGACGCTCTTTCTGCCGAAACAAACCGTGCTCAAGCGGCTGAGGCGGCCTTACAGCCGAAAGGCAATTATGTGGTGGGCGATGGCAATGTGCCTTCCGACACGCCGGTGCAAGAAATGTGTATCGGGATCAATGGCACCGTGCCCGTCATTCGTGACGCCAAAGAGAAGCTTTGGTTTATGGCAACCACAGACGCACTCACCAGTGCCAGCAACAACCTCATCAATACAACACTCGCAACGGGTGGCGGGAAATGCGCGATACAGCGCCTAACAACCACGATCTCAGATGGGCAGTGGGTGGGCTTGCCTTGGTCGTTTGCTGACGATGACGTCACGTTCATTATCCAACCCATTGTCTCCAGCGGCTACATTAATTGGGTCGCGCTCAATTATGACGACCCTAACCGACCGCATAAAAACAGAAGCGGGTTCTCTGCCAAAATCTGGTCAACCAATGGCGGCGTAACCACCATCTCCCCTTACACTCTGACATTCGACGTTATCGCGATTGGAAAAACATCATGACAGATCCAAGCCTCTCTACAACGGCCGCCAACGCAACCATAGCAGAGCAGATCAAGGCGTTTACAACGCCAGAACCGCCGGCTGAAAGCTCCCCAAACGCACGCTATTTTGTGCGCGTCGATCCACAAACGGGGATTGTTCAAAACTTCTATATCATTGCGGATGGAAGCCCTGTGGAAGACCCTGATTTCCACGCCATTACGCTGGAGGAGTATAAGACCTTCTCAGCGAAAAAAGGCGCGAAATGGGACAATGGCACGCTTTCAGACTATACGCCTCCGCCCCCACCGCTCAGACCGCAAGCACAGAATGCTCTGCAAGCCGTGCAACAAAAGGCGAATATGGCGGCGGTGATGGGCGAGGTCTTTGGCCCGAACATGCGCGCTTATGTGCAGGCATTGCGGGCTATTGCCGATGGCTCCGATACCACCAGCACGCAGCTTCCTACTGCTCCAGATGATGTCACGACGTAACGTCGTATCACCGCTCTCTCCCTTCCTCATCGCCACCCTCTGAGGTGGTTTTTTTATAGTTAGACCATTCATGACATTTCTCGTTAAAGCCGCCGCACGATCATCCTCTCCAAGACCCCCGCCATAGCCAGGCGGCCCTTGGGGCTGACACTCCCTCTGTCAAAAACACCACAGCCAGTCCAACGCATTCCGCGTTGTGCTGGCTTTTTTTATGATCCAAAAGGTTCACTTTTTAACATGCAACGATCTGACACATACACGGCACAACCTGCCGCTACCCCCAACACAGACGGCTCTATCCCTTCTCCAGCTGGGTGCCCTCCTCTGCTCAATGATTTCCAGATAAGCGACATTGCAGCGCTCACAACTTCTGGAACAGAACTGTTCCGTACATTTTCTGAAGCCTCGCGCCTGACAGAAACCGGGCAAGTCCGCGCCTTTGACGCAAGCTTTGCGCACCAAATCGGCGGCTATCCGCAGACAGCTCTTGTCACAGACCCCAATGACCCCAGGCGGCTTTTTATCTCGACACAAGAGAATAACAGCGCTGACCCGACAACAGACACGAGCGGTGCCTGGTTTGCGCTGACAGATGCCGTAACGGCTCTGGAAGCAGCTCTGAAAGATGAGACAAGCCGGGCTGAGAAAGTGGAAGCAGGGCTTCAGCCAAAAGGCGACTATGCGACGAATTCTAGCTTAAATGCTGAAACAAGCCGGGCAGAAGCTGTCGAAGCCACGTTGCAGCCTGCTGGCGATTACGCCACAAACGCAGGCCTAAAGAGCGAGAGTGAGCGTGCAAAAACCGCTGAAGCTGGGCTACAACCCGCCGGTGATTATGCCACCAATACCGCCCTTAATGCAGAAACGAACCGCGCCCAGACCGTAGAGGCAACATTACAGCCCAAAGGGGATTATGCGACGACTAGCTCCCTTACGGCTGAGGCGGAACGGGCAAAAAGCGCTGAAGCGAGCCTTCAGCCAAAGGGCGACTATGCGTCAAATAACGACCTAACCTCAGAAGTCGAGCGCGCTAAAACGGTTGAAGCAACTCTCCAGCCCAGAGGAGATTACGCAACCCACAAGGATCTCTCAGACGGAATTTCCTCCGAAGAAGAACGCGCAAAGGCCGCTGAAGCGCAAGCTATCTCTGGTACCTACGGTCTAACAAAGGGCGATATTCATGGTGTCGCCATGCACACACAAGGCGATAACAACAATGTCTTGTATTATGACGGCGAGAATGGCTGGCGTGCTCTAGCCCTACAATCTTACCTCAATGCTGAGACAGAGCGTGCTCAGACCGCTGAAGCTCAGGCTATCTCTGGTACCTACGGTCTAACAAAGGGCGATATTCATGGTGTCGCCATGCACACACAAGGCGATAACAACAATGTCTTGTATTATGACGGGGAGAATGGCTGGCGTGCTCTAGCCCTACAATCTGACCTCAATGCTGAGACAGAGCGTGCTAAGACCGCTGAAGCGACTTATCTGCCACTTACGGGCGGAACATTAGAGGGTGATGTAACGATAAAACGCACACACCACTGGAATAACAACCGCGGTGGTGGCCAAATAACGCTTGCGATGGATGACGGACCAGAGAAATTCTATCAACAGCTCTACCGTAATAATGGCGAGATGACACAAGGTATTCTCGGTATCACAGACGAAACGGGTGACCACCATTGGAAGCTGCAGACCGATGGGACCATTGTCACGCCATCGGGAAATAACCTTCTGGAAACCAGCAACACAGAAGGACGACGTATGCGTCAGTCCTTCCGCGTTTCTGTGAGTAATGCTGGACGTATTTCTTGGCCGAAACCTTACGCTAAGGATGATCTTGTCGTTGCCCATTTTACACCAACAGAAAATGGCGATGGACAACTTCATATTGCCAATATCCTCAACAATACTCAGCCTGATCGTACGGGCTGTTATGTGGCTATCGAAACTATCATTAAGAATACGAATGATAAACTCGTACCAGCCTTCAGCCCCGTCACATTAGATGTCACTGTCGAAGGATACAGCTCATAACCCCCGATCACGCAGCCTCTCCTTTATGGAGGGGCTGTTTTTTTTATGCCCCAAGGAGGCTCTCATGCCTGATGCAGACTGCGCCCGTCGTGGCGAAGTCAATGAACTCCGCGACCGTGTGGTCACGCTGGAAACCAAGCAGAAATACGCCCAAGAAAGCATTCAATCGCTCTCTGATAAAGTCAGCGCTGTGGCGTCCCAGATGAATGATGGTTTCGCTAAAATCTCCCAACAAATGAGCGAGATGAACAACCGCAAAACCATGCTTCTCACCGTCGCCGGCGGTGCTGGTGGTGGGATCGCCGTGGGGTTGTTTGATCTCTGTAAAAAACTCTTCGGAGGCTAACCATGCGCCCTCTTCCACGCGGTATCCGCAACAATAACCCCGGCAACCTCAACTATGTCGGGCAATCCGGCGCTCATCGAGAGCCGGAGCCTCACGGGCGCTTTGCTGTGTTCCCCACCGCTCAAGACGGTTTGCGGGCTTTGCGTGACCAGCTTTTGCGCTATGTTGAGCGGGATCGGGTCAACACGATTGCTGGTATCATCGCCAAATGGGC